CGAACCCGGTAAACCTCGCATGGGAGCTACTTCCGTATTCATTTGTCATCGATTGGTTTATTCCAATTGGTGACTGGCTTAACAGCCTAGATGCGGAGATAGGTGTCATAGAGGCCTACGGGACCGTGAGTACCAAGACAAAGCGCATCATGATCAACCAATTCGGCGGTTGGCACTATATTCTCGAAGATTACCACCGGTCGACCTTTCAAGGTCTTCCGATGGGTACCTTCCCGAGTTATAGTCCTTCCGTGGGTTGGAAGAATGTTGCGAATGCCTTGGCCCTTCTATCTCAGTTAAAGAGATAGGTTTCATTAACGAAACACCTGGAAGGGGTGATACCCGACCAGTATTCAACATACCGAAAGGTACACTCAATGAGTGAAGTAGCAAATATGGCCATCGATGATGGCGCTGACACGCCTGTGTCAGTCACGTTTAAGCCGGAATTTGTTTCCGGCGGAAACGCCACGTTCCGTGATGATCGGACGGGAGTCTCGACGCTGATGCCTCGCATCAGTGCCAGGACGAGCCTGTCTTCGGCCGCAAGGCCGACGACACGCACCACCATTTCGGTGGCCCTACCGGTCAAGAAGACCGTGGATGGCGTCGACGTGGTGGATTACACCCTCCGCGCAGAGTGCCAGTTTGTCTTGCCGGATCGCTGCACCGTCCAAGATCGCAAGCATCTGCTTGCGTTTCTGCGGAACGGTCTCAACGTCAGTCCTGTAAAGGATACTGTCGTCGATGCGAGCCCCATCTGGGGATAAGCTTCGGCCGTCTCGGCGCCGTCGTGATGATTGGTTGCATTATGCTACCATCATCGCGTTGGTGCTACAGATAGTCGTTGCAGCTTTTCCAGATGTATGCCGTAATGTTAGCCTTAATCAGCTAATAGAGCGGCTTCGGGATAATTAACCCGAGACTCGTTGCAGTGCCATTTAGGCAATGGAGCAGGGTGACCTGCTATCCTATAATCATCCGTTAGGAGATTAACTCAGATGTTTAACATCGAGTGCAAGGCTTACTTGAGACTCTGTGAGTCGTTGGATTCAGCTGTTAGTTTATCATGTTGGATGATGGCGCATTATGGGGAGTGGGATCAGTTGGTTGAAAAATCAATTGACCCTCTTCATTATAATGATGCCGAATCCTTCGCTGATGACTATTTAGCTGTTTCCGTGCTTCGCAAGAACCATCGTGTGCCGACTTCTTTCGATAGAAAGAAGAACGCTTACGAGAAGTTCTACGACTCTGAGCGGGTCTGTGCAGAGACGAATCAAAGAATTCGCGGATTTGTTGATGGGGCAATAACGCCTCACCAGAAGATTTCCCACGCCATCGAAAGAGCGCGTGACATCATCTGGCAAATCCTTGGTCCCCTTACGGGTTCCAAATTGCAATTTGCGGAATCTAGGTTTCGTTTCGGCCCAGGCGCGACGACGTCCGTTTCTGGACGTGACGTAACACCCTCAAGAAAATTCACAAGCTCGTTGCATGTGACGCCTCGGTTGTATCCTTATTGGCACAGTCTTGTTCCACGCTTGTGGAGGACTGCTGTCACCGATATTTCTCTTCGGTGCGCTAGTAAGGTTACATGTGTTCCCAAAGATGCTAAAACTGATAGGGTAATTGCTATCGAGCCCCATCTGAACATTTATGTTCAGCTCGGAATCGGTGCTTTGATTCGTCGTCAGTTGAAGCGCTTTGGTGTTGACTTGGATGATCAAACTAGGAATCAAAAACTTGCTCAACAGGCCTTATCAGCCGGTTTAGCAACTATTGATTTATCGTCGGCTAGTGATACTGTTAGCCGTGAACTAGTTTGGCTACTTCTTCCTTTCGAATGGGCCTCATTCCTCGATCTCCCTCGTACTGAGTACGCGGAAGTTGAGGGTAAGGAAATTCGTTTGGAGAAGTTCTCGTCTATGGGTAATGGTTATACGTTTGAGCTTGAAAGTTTAATCTTTTTCGCTCTTGCGTTGGCCGTAACCGGTGAACGAGCAGGTGTTAATGCCTATGGAGATGATATAATTCTCCCCAAGCACGCAGCACCTGTCCTAGTCGAGGCGCTAAACTTTCTCGGGTTTAGCGTTAACACTCGTAAATCCTACCTGGCTGGTAGGTTTTACGAATCTTGCGGCATGGACTTCTTTGACGGGGTAAACGTACGCCCTTTCTTTTGGAAAGGTCAACGGGATGACGCTCGAATGGTTATATACCATCTTGCTAATTCCGTGCGTAGGTACGCCCACATGCGTCATGCCCAAACTGGTTGTGATATTCGTTTTCTGCCTACTTGGCTTTATCTGGTTTCCCAGTTAAAGCCGGCAGATCGGAATGTTCGCATCCCGGATGGGTACGGCGATGGTGGTCTCATTAGTAATTTCGATGAGGCTACGCCATCAAAGGCCAAGCATCAGGTTGAAGGATACATCTCACGATGTTTCGTAAACCTGGGCAAGTTTCGCAGGGCTGAGCCTTTAGGGCTCCTCCTTGCGCAGCTTTGCTGCTTACCCTCGAGAGCCACTGACGGTGTTGAACCGTTAAGGGGTTTCCAGAGGTACTGCAAGGTTCCAGTGCTTTTTCCGCACTGGACGAGCTTAGGCGAATGGTACTAAACCGCCATTCTCCTTTTGCCCGGCCATACGGCCGGTGGAGAGGATCCTTCGAGTAGAATGGTAGGGAAGTACACCGTAAGGTGATGCTTTCAAACCAAACGAAAC